CAACAGAATTAAACATCCTTTTTCCTTTCTCATTACAAATTGTCCTTGCACAAAGAGAAGCCCGGAAATTCTTCAAATTCCGTTCTGTAGTGCCGTCCTCTTTCATAATCACCATATCTTTTTCAAATTCATCTCTACCAGTCGCTGTCATCATGGATACATAAATTGACCCTTTCCACTCAGGGATATCTACCCTTTCCCGAATAAGATCGTCTGCAGCCAGAATTGCTTCACGAGTAAGAAAAGGAAGGATTGCCGTTTTACCAGTTTCATTTTTTTTCATTTTTAATTCCTCTTTACTTCTTGGTTATTAATTCAAACTCTTATTGATTAAGAGCTTACAGTGATTGAACCAGTAATCTTAAAGGTCACATCAACAGAAATTCTCTCATCCGGTCCAGGAACATTGCCACCCATATCCTGAACATACCCTGCAAAATCAATAGTAGTATTGCTGGAATCGGGCAAAACAATCTGATAATTTACCGAACTGTCAGAAAGCAAATCCGCACGCATCGCAATATAAGTATTGCGGGTGAAGTTCATATTGAGTGTTACCTGTCCAGAATCAAGCAACCCAGGGATAAACTCCCTTGCTGTACTGGAAAGATCGGTAACATCAATCATTGGCCGGGACTGCGAAGGCAACCCAACACTATTGATTTCTGTCAGAGTAGAAAACACTTCATTGCTTGCCCCATCACCTCTTTTAAAAACTGTTCCCTTACTTACAACTGCATTTACAGACATATCATTGTCCTCCTGTTTTGTTAGGCCGATGTTCTTTGAATTTCAAAATTAATTGAAAACATTGGCCGGTTTTTATTGTCGACTCCCAGGTAAAGCGGATCATGGCCCGCTTGAATCATCTTATAAATCGCTGAATTTACCGTTTCATTTACCAGCCCATGGAGAGATACCTTCACAGCTACAGCTTTCGCGTACACAGCCTGATAGCCACCTTCTGCACCCCTAATTAAAACCTGCACCCCGGTATAATCCCACTCATATCTTGATTCTGGTTTCCCTAATCCTTGATTATCGGATAAACAAATGCAAGAATCAGGAAGTTCAGGCATTATCCCAATAAAAATATCGGTTCCAAATACCCCAACAGAATCATCTTCAAGAATATCTTTTATGTCTTCAGCAACTGAGTTCATCTGATTCTTGCATCCTCGGCAATAATTGATAAAATCTTATCAGCATTCTGATACAATGCATTTCGTAAAAACTGCGGTTCAGCCTTCCCTTGCGGGTCCCAAAATCTCCCCTTATGCGGTCTTGGCCTTGGTAATCCTTTCAATTTTCCCAATGCTTCATGAACAAATGGGGCATAAAAAGCTGTATACCCAATTTCAACACCAAGTCTTCCCATAGCATCATGAATTGAATCAACATAGGCGGATGCCTTCAAATTTCCATAATCAACAGGAGTCTTCAACTGCGCTTCCCGTTTTACAAGCAATCCAGCCGTCATCAATCCTTTCTGCGTTCTATTCTCAATTGCCTTTATTTCACGATTGAGATTCTGTAATACTTTATCTATTCCTGTAAGATTCATACTCATATCAGCCACGCAGTCCTTACAAAAACATTTGCCTTCGGATCAGGATTCTTTGAGAATTTCATAATTTCATAAGATTCTTCATCTTCGGGAAGTTGAGAACTATTCAAATTATCAAGATCGGTCAAGGCTAATCTGCCCCCAACTTCAACATCATCACTTAATGCAACAACAGCCTTAGAAAGAACTTCTTCCATATTCTGCAACACAATCTTTTCCTGTTTAATCATCCAGCGGCATTGAACTTCTACAGGAGCAGCAAAAGTCTTTCCTCCATATCCGTCATTTACCGGGGAACCCCAATAAACAGCGGTTTGTCTCAACAGATTTTTTCTTACTCGATTGTTCATTTATACATCCGTTGAATAATCAATCATTCCAATACTTGCACGCTTTCTACCAAGTTTTGCAAGCCTACCGGTAAAATCCAAAAGCAAGGCATTCTGGCCGTAAGGAGTTGATTCAAGACCTTTTCCAAACTGCCCCATATATTTCACCCTTACTCCCTCATTACCACCTGCCCATTCCTCTATTGTCCTCTGATCCCTGGAGCAAATAATATGGGCAACAATATATCGTTCAATTTCCCTTAATGTTGCATCTCCAACCTGTGTATCCCCAGAAAATGCATTTGTTACTAATAAATTTCCAGCAGTAATAAATGGGGTAATATCTGTAATTGACGAATCAATATCAATTATTTCTCGAACTTCTGCGGAAGTAACCCTTGGCATTATTTTTTACCCCCATATAAAGCAGGATCAACAAAGGCATTTACAAGATTCTGTTTCCATTCAAGTCCTAACCATTTAATCATTTGTTTCATCTCTGATTGATCCCCGGCAATTATTTTAGATGGCCAAACTTCCATAATTTCAAGACCAGCCTTGCTCATTTGTCGGAATCTATCTTCATGGACTTTTACCCAATCCAACCAACCTTCTTTCGTCTTATAGGCCCGCATGAAAGAAGTTCGCAGACAAGATTCAGCAATTTGATCAGCTTCACGTCTTACAATTACCCATTTAGCAGTAGGGAAGGCAAGGTGCCACATATACCAGAACAAACACATCTTTGCCCCTTTATAATACCAAATCCCATCCTTATATCCTTGATATTGTATTACTGATTGTATCCTTTTTCTCCACTGTTCACCTTGCTGTTGAGTCACTTCAAAAACCTGCCGGGAATTCGGGAGCGGCCTTTGTCCTAAAGGATCACAACCGATACTTTTCAAATATGGTTTGGTAATCGAATTTCTTATTTCGAGATTTTCAAACATCCCCTTTTGATTATGAATATTCGGGCCTGCGGTATCCCCACCAAATCCGCCGCAAATATGAATAATCCCAGCAGTCATACTTGTCCCGGAACGAGCAGCGCCGGTTATAAGGATAGGATCAATCATGCCCATATCTCCTTAACCCATTGATGTTTGCAAGTATGCGGCCGTTCTCTTCCGTGAAAACAAACAATATCAAACTCATTTGGTTTATTGCTCGTACTGGAACAATGCCTTTTGTATGATGCTATTCTTGAAAAGCGCCCAATTGACTCAATTTTAACGCCTCGCTTTTCAAGTGTCTTTGAAATATAAACCTGATCCCATCCCTCATAATTTTTACGATCAAATTTATCAATTAAATATCTAAAATCCCCATACCAGGCCATTATCCCAGATGCCCACATCCCCTTTTCCCTCCGAGAAGAATTAAAAGGAGGGAGCATCCAAAATTGGCCATTATCCATTCTTGAAACAGAATTTACAAGTTTATCAATATTATGTAAAATTACTGTATCAAGATCAATATAAAGTACCGGGCCATAAAGGGAAAACAATTCAAGTTTTGACCACCAACCTGGAAAATTCTTTTCAAGTCTGATTGATTCAATATCCTTAATATTCACATCAGTCAAAACACAAAACTTATAAGGAATTGTTACAGTCTTTTCAATCATTCGCTTCATAATCTGGACGTATTTTTCGTCATAATCCCCACCAGATTTAAGCACACAAGCAATTGTCAAACAAGGAGAACGTTTTAATTCAACAGATTTAACAATCTTCTCATTCTTCTTTATCGAAATTGCTTTCTTACCAATAGGCAATGGGAGTTTAGAAGGTTTTGCAATCCCTTCAATTATTCCTATTGATTTAGTTGTTAATGAATTAACATTGATCCCATTTGTATTTTCGGTAAAATATGTTTTATTCCAAACTTCCGGTTGAACACAATTCCAAGCAAAATCCCTATTGTAATAATCATTCCATATCGTAAGAGTCTTAATCCCCATCGAAGCAGAAAGAATTGTCAACCCGGAAGGATAACCAACAACCAATTCAGAACCCTTCAATAATCCAAACAATTGCTGAACAGTAGTTTTCCCAACAAGATCAATTGAGTCGGGAAAGTTCTTTTTGATTTCATTCAATGGATTATCATCACCATCCCATATTGCCCCGGTAAATACTGCTTTCAATCCTGTCCGATTCAATACTTTCCTAATATACCCAATAATATTCTTGATCGGGAATTGCTGTGTCCAATAACTATAAGTACCGCCAAAGATAAAATAGAAAACAATATATTTTCCAAATTGCTCTTGACACATCTTTTGAAAATTAAGTTGTTCAAGAGAAACAAACATTTTAGGATTCCAGGAACATTTCAAATCAGGATCAATCTCATTCATACTTTTGCCAATTCGTAAATGGCCATTATATGAAACAAAATAATCACAATTTAAAACATCTCTAAAAATTGTCCTTCCTTCCTGGGCATATGCTTCTTTCCAGATTTTTTTATTACTTTCCCCATCAGTAGAAAGGGAGAATCCAGAAGAATGAACAAAAGGAAACATTTCAATAAAAGGAAATGCCCTCTTATGCCCATTGTATTTTTTCTCTTTGTTACAAGCAACTGCTATTTCAGGAATGCCAATATTTTCTCTTTCGATCAATGCCGGTAATTTAATCAAGGACCAATATGAATCACCAATTCCAGGAGGAAGCAGGATTGTTTTTCTATCTTCTTCCGGTTTGGCACAAGTAAATAATATTTTTGATTCAATTGGATTCTTTATTCCACTGATTATAAATCCTATTTTTGCAAGCAATTCTTTTAATTGATCTACATTAAAATACCAAATATGCTCAATCTTCCAATGATGTTTTCCAGCTTCAACATGAAAATTAGGAAAATCAATAATACATTTACCACCCTGTTTGGTAATCCTGAACATTTCCCTTACAAAAGAAACCGGGTCAAGACAATGTTCTAATACATCGTGACATGTTACAATATCAAAATGATCAGTTGGAAATGCAATATCCTCCAGCATTCCCTGATAAATAAAATTCCCAGCAGGTGCATAAGCATACTTGGAAATCTCGCAACCATAAGCTGCTGCACCCCTGGACCGGCACTCATCCACAAATGCCCCAGAACCAGAACCGACATCAAGCAAAAGAAGTTCGCAACCACCATAAATTCCGTAATCATTTGCCCGTAATTTAGCAATTCTCAAGTCATGGTCATAATCTTTCGCCTTGTATTGCTCATTTACGGGCTGATATTCCTGATAATATTTCTTGTATTCGGTCTTTACAAAAGGAAGGGTTGTCTGTCGAATAACCCCACAATCAAGACATTCAGCCAATTTTATTCTTGATCCATTTTTAGCAATTACAGTTTCCCCTTCTGGGGTCACTTCATAATATTGCTCTTCCCGCTCCGTGAAACGGTCACTATTACAAATACATTTGGTTAATGCATTCATTTAATAATTGCTCCGGGTAATTGTAATCTCATTTATGTTTAATGATTTATAATTTTGGCATAAATCAAAAATAACTCTTGCAACTTCTTTCGGGTCAATAAGTTTATCCCAATCAGGACGATGCTTTGTCATATCAGTTTTCATTGCACCGGAATAAACATTCAAAATTTTTATATTGTATTTTGTGGTCTCAAATTTAAGGGAATCGAAGAACCCCTTTAAAGCGTGCTTACTGGCCGCGTATGCCATTTCTCCCTTTCCGGCTACCTTCCCCGCCAGAGAATTTAAATTAACGATACATCCCTGTTTCTGCCTGCGGAACAGGGGGGATAATTTCATCGTCAGAAGGACCGGAACAAAAAAATTCACATTCATGATTTTTTCGAGTTCATCCTGATCAAATTCACCATTTGCATAAATCCCGGCACAATTAATCAATACGTCAACTCCATCAACTAATTCCGCCTCATGATATAAAGTATTGATTGTTGCAGGATGAGTTAAATCCCCACTTACAACAACCCCTTCCTCATGCAATTCGTAAATGTCATTACGATTACTCATTATCAAATAATTCCCACGATTGGAAAATACATTTACAAGTTCTTTTCCAAGTCCACGAGATGCCCCTGTAATCATAATTTTCATATAAATGGAAGCCTCTCATTCTTCAAGCAAATTACCGCCGGGACTCCCATCAAATAAGCATCCAACATTGCCTTTTCAGTCTCGAACTGATTTCGAGGAAAGAACCCATGAACATTTTTCAACAATCCAATCAGCCCTTCAGGATTCAATGCCCTGTGAGTCGGCCCATGTGTAGGATAATCAGAATTGCCAACCAGCATTACCGGCAAATTTTGTTCATCAATATCAATCTTTAATTGTTCAAATGGCCTTTCAATAAGGAATGGAGTTAAAGAATAAACAATTGGCTTCAATCCTTCACAAGCCATTCCGGCAGCAACCGAAAGAAGAGACTGTTCACAAATCCCCATGTTGTAAATGCGATCAGGAAACCTTCTCTGAAATTCATCCATCTCCTGATAAACATCCCCATGAAGAACGACAATCCGTTTATCCTTCTCCCCAAGCCTTACAATAGTTTTGCCAAATGCCCTTCTCATATATCACCAAATAAAATTCTCTCTTGTATAACCAAGAGAAGTCATAAATGGAAAAATAATTGATGCCATATTCCGTAAATATTCAACACTTGCTTGTTTTTGTCCTAACAAATTCATTATTCCATCAATATCCTTATTATCATACATTTCTTTAAACTTATTATTCGGAGTTATGTTTTGTGGAATCCATTCTTCGGCAAATCTGTTTACAATATTTTCATCAAAATTATCAATTCCACAATGATTTAATACCTTCAATAATAAATCTTTTCGTTGCTCAAATGAATGATTTAAATCAATAGTCAAAAACATAATATTCGGATGTTGAACAAATTCCGTAGCCAATGCAACAAAATTATCAACAATATAAAAATGCCGGAATTGAGGGTGCCTTGCTTCTCTTGTTAAAATTGATGCCAATGGATCACGTACCGGAATTACTGTTTTAAAAAAATTACAGAACAATAAAATTGTCGAAATAGGAAGACTTCTCATTGTCTCAAGATTACTTTTCCAACCATTATAAAATTGTTCATCCATCAAATCAAGACCACCATCCTGCTGAACTATCGGTAAATGAATATGAGCAATTGTCTTTTTATCAAGAGAACAATCATATTTGTATTGATAATTAATATGTTCTGCATCATATTTCTTTCTATCTTCAAGCAACAAGGTAAGTTCTTTTTCTTGTTCAAAGAAATTCAAAAGAAAATTTATCACAAACCAAGTTCCGGTATGCTGAACAGATGGAACAAATATAATATCGTTCAGTTTCAATTCAATTCCTCAAAGGCTAAATCCATAAATTCTTTATTCGGCCAATTAGCATGCCATTTAGGATCATTCTCCATATAGGAAACACCTTTGCCTTTTGTCGTTTGAGCAATTATAAATTTAGTTGTTTTACAAGGCTCTTCGATTATCTTTCTTAACTGATCAACATTATGTCCATCAACAATCCAAGTATCAAAACCAAGAGCGTTTGTTACTTCATATAAATTAAACGACAAAATATCTTGATTCCAACCCGAACCTTGAATTCTATTTTCATCAACAATGACAACTAAATTATCAAGATTATGTTTTTTGGCAATCAGCATTGATTCCCAAGTTGTTCCCTCCTGGGCCTCACCATCACCCATCAAAACATAAACATTTCCCGATTCACCTTTTATTTTCTTTGTAAATGCCATCCCGACAGCAGCAGGGAAACCATGTCCTAATGAACCAGTTGTATAATTTATGCCATTTGCTGTATCTCTTTCAGGATGCCCTGACAATTTAGGATTTAACCCATGCTCACGAAGAAGAACATAAAGCGGCCAACAGGCATGACCTTTACTTAATACAAATTTATCATCTTCTTTAAGACAGAAATCATAAAGAGAAATTAGAATTTCAACAATTGAAAAACAGCCACCATAATGATATCCGCCATTGGCGGCAGAAAGTTTTAATGTGTCCCGGCGAACCTGTTTTGATCTTTCGTTCAGCATATAAACCCCACGTCAGGACGATCATTCTTATTGGAATAATCAAGCCCTTGAATATTTCCTTGATATTCTGTTTTTATAAAACTATTTATCAATGCCTTATTTACAAAAGTACATTCCAAAAGCGGTGGAACCAAATACCCATTCATTTTCCGCATTGCCAAAGAATTATTAGGATGAATATGAACAAGATGAAAACTATCCTTTATTTTTCGTAATATATCAAGATAAGCAGAAAACAATTCTTCATTAAATTTTTCAAAAACACCAGAATAAAAACCATTGAAATATTTAGTCAATCCTTCTCTTGATTCACAATGAACAAGATGAAATTCAATTACAATTTGAGAAGCACTATATAATTCAAGCGGGTCAATTCTGTTTAATGCTTCCCACTCATTATATTCAACATCAATTTTAAGCATTGGATTCTGATACAATTTAGAAAATTTCAATGAATCCTCAATACCTATTTTGACAAATGCAAATCTACCATTCTGCTTAGGCAATTCATCAATTGTCGGGTCAAACAGGAATGCATTTTTAATATTTAAAAATTTATTCAATAAATCAAATTCAAATTCAACATCATTCCCGACCCCATAACTATATAATGCATCTGATTGTTCACAGATTTCTTTTAAAACAACATAGCCGCCATCATGATCAGGACCAACACGAATCTTGGTCAATCCTGTGTCGACCAATTGTAATTCTTTCAGAAATTTACCAACATTATTCATTAATTCATCTCCAAAATACAACGGCCAACTTTCCCCAATTTTACCATTTCAATTGCCTTGTTCACTTCACTCAAGGGGAATCTCCTGGTAATCAAATCCTCAAGATTTATTTTCCCATTAAGATAAAGTGCTGCATATCGAGGAATATCAACAGTTGGATTGGTCAATCCTCCTTGACTATCAATTATTGTTTTCCCAGTATACATATTTCTTGCATTGGAAATTTTATAATCAACCCCAATCTTAGGTTGGCCAACAAGAATCAATTTCTTCGATAAATGCAATCCCATATCAATAATTTCAGGGACTCCAGTACAATCAACAAATACATCTACCCCTTTCCCACTTGTGGATTTATTTATTTCGTCAATAATAAACTCTTGATCAATACTGGAATTAATCAAATGAGTTGCACCAAATCTCATTGCCATTTCAAGTTTGCTGTCATGGATATCAATGCCAAATATTTTATCTGCGCAAACAAGTTTTGCCCCTTGAACCACATTAAGGCCAACACCCCCACAACCAGCAACAGCAATAGATTGTCCAATCTTTAATTGTGCCTCGTTATTTATAAGACCAAATCCTGTTGTAACCGCGCATCCAAGTAAGGCTGAAATCTCAAAAGGGAGAGCAGAAGGCACCTTTGTTAAGCGATTCTCAGAAATAACAGCCATTTCATTAAATGTCGTTACCCAACCACCACCAACCGTTTCAGAACCAAGTTTATATTTCGGTGGGATAGCATTGATCCCCTCTCCCTTCCTCCAATGCAAACAAACGTGATCCCCCTTCTTTACAGTTGTCACTCCAGGGCCGACTTTCTCTACAACGCCTCCACCCTCGTGTCCAAGAAGATGTGGGAGATATTTATCTGGCCCTTTTGCCCCGGTTATTTCCCCAATCTGAGCGCCACAAATACCAGAGGCAAATACCCTTACAAGTACCTGTCCAACATCAAGAACATTCGGAAGAGATATATTCGCAACAACCAAATTCTGATTCAGTTCTGTAAGTATTGCAGCTTTCAAATTAATTTCTCCAGCTTCATAAATGGAAATTCCTTTATTGCACTGTTCGGCGTTGCATTGATAATTTCCAACCCAATTTCCGCCGCATCCCTTGCAATATACGGCCAACAGCGCATATGATTTTTATACGGGTCAAATGTCTTCGCTCTGGTCGGATAAAAATCATGAAAATTATGTCGATCATTATCAGGATGCATATCAAACCCAAGTAAAACAACCCGGCTAGCACCAAGCCAATAGGCAATATTAATAGCACTGGCACCAGAATTGCCATTCCAAGAAACAAATCCAACTTTCTTTGTTTCGATGCCATAATTTTTCGATCTTCCAACACGACGAATCCCCTTCCATCCCTTTCCGAGTTCTGGAACCCGCCCACAACTTGTCACCTTAATACCGGGCCACTGGTTGATACTTGGGGCAAGCTCCCTGAACTGACAATCTCCAAAGTAGGTTACATCCACCCAAGGGTAAACTCTGAACGCCTGATTTACTCCAATTACTCGTTTCAATCTTAAACAATTCAGTTCCATACCCTTCAAAGATGGCCCTCCACCGATAATAAATATGGTACTGCCCGGCCATAGCCGAGGTATTACCCACGGAATTCTTTGACAGGCTGGCATTACTCATTCAACCCTCGCAATGCTTCTCTCAAATCGTCCTCAGTTTCCCAATCATCATTCCACTCAACCCCGGCTTTCTCTAACTCTTTTACAAGATCATCCCAGCCAAGTTCATCAATATTGATTGGTTTAACTTCACCTTGAGTCAATTCAACCAAAAGTTTTTCCGCATCCTTCTTCCTGAGAGCCTTAGCATTTACCGGCTTATCAGGATTCAAGGAGTTGATTATATCATAAAAGGCAGTTGTTCCACGTCTTACCATTTCAAGTTGGGCAACCGGCTTACTTTCTTCCTGAATAATTTCTTGTTCAATCTTTTGCTCTTCTGCATCTACCGGGCCATTTGAAGTCAATGCATCAAACTGTTTTAGCCCGTCAACCCCTAATTCAGAAGGATAACAATATACAGTATTGCCGGGACGAAGGACAGCACGGCCCTGTACCGGCTGTCCATTCACCTTCGTCCCTTCCTTAAAATTGCGAACCACATGCATTCCAGTATTTTTCTTTTTACGAAATGTTTGCCTTTCCATTTTCAATCTCCTTGGTTATGAGATAAATTATTGTTAAATCAATTAAGCTGAAAGTACAGTAATACCGCAATTACCATTCTGATCTGCGCGAATCTGCGGAACCATAATAGTCATAACCTTATAATTGGTCGAGAGTCCACCGCCCTCATCCCACTCAACAGTTGTAATTCCCATGCCTTCAACCATCCGAACCGTTTCAGGACGCATTTCAGCCAATACTACTTTATTTGCAGTACACTTATCAGCAACCTTAATATCCAGGATACCGCCAATTTTCAGGATACGCTCCCGGATCGGAGTTCCAGGGGTAGACGTATCATAATCATTATCCAATACAGTCTCATAAGCGGTAGGAATATACAATTCCCAAGGACCATAATGGAGAGCATCGATACTAGCCTGCTTCATAGCCAAAACATCATCCAGGATTTCGGCACCAGTCTTTCCTGATGCATCCCAATTCTGAGTCAATGTTACACTGTTCTTGTTGGGGTGATCCAAATAACCATACAGAGTTCCACCACCATAAGCATAAGATGAAGCACCCTGGAAAAGAATGGTTTCAACCTTTTCTGCAACCTGCCTTGCGGCAAGGATACCAGTGGTTACATCAATCGGCTGACCATTGGTCCGAGAAGCATTCAACACCCGAATATTAAACGAGAAATCCTTAAAAATAATCGGCAAAGGCAAATACTTCAGCTCATAATTAGGCCGGTCTTTAGTCCCAGGTGTAACTGCGTCCATATTCATTTCGGCCGCAGACAAGGTATCAATATCCTCATATTCCAGGACGGTTTTACCAAGACCGTTACCAATCTGATAAACAAGATTGCGGGAATACAAAGAGGCAACGCCAACGAGACGATCTTCAGCCGCATTTACCAGGGCAGTATCCATCTCAATCCATTCTTTCGTTCTGAGGGTAGCATTCAGATACGGGGCCGGAATTGCATGGGCCTTCCCATTAATCATTTTGGTAATATATGCCTTCCCGTCCTTACCTAACCACGGTTTAAGACAAAGAGGGTCCATATTATTAGCCATGAGTCGTTTACCAATACTTCCACCCAAAATCTGAGGCATTCCCTGCCCCGGAGTGATCAACTGTACATTTGCTCCCATAATATATCTCCTTTTAAATTGATTAACCTTAAACAACCATTACTTTAATGCGGCCAGTAGGATCGGCGGCAGACGAGTCAGACATATCCACTGCTTCCAAAGCCATAGCCACGATAGCACGAGGATAGATAGTGCCAGCCCCGGCAGATGCCCAGGTATCGGCCACATATTTCTGAAGGGTACCGTCACCAGCAGACTCCAGGTAATCGCCTACAGCGATATTCTGACCATTGGCAAGCAAGGCATATACTTCCTCACCAGGTTGCATTACGTTGTACTGAACCTGATCACCAGCGGCATATGCATCACTGATATCGTTGCCCTGAAGATCATCCTCAACGGCAAACATCGGAATTGCATTACCAGAAGCAGTTGCGTGAACCCTGACCTTGCTAGTGCTCATCAGTTCCACAAGATGGCCGGGAGTAATAGCCGCATTGGCGACTGCTTCCCGACGAATTCCATGTCCTTTCAAAATTACTGCATTGTTAGCCATTATTGTTTCCTCCAATAAATATTAAA